ATGCCGGTTGTAGGCTTTGTGTACAACAGAAAGAAGACGGCTACGAAGACGAAAGCTGCCGTCATTGAGATCCGGGTGTCTTATGACTATAAGAAGAAGTACTTGTCGACGGGTGTCAAGGTGCTGCCAAAGGAGTGGCGCGGCGACATGGTGACGGGCAGGACGGATGCAATAGAGCTGAACAAGGCACTTACATCAATGCGTAACAAAGTCCTGAAGGCCATCAACGATATGTTAGATGAAGGATGTCTCAATATTCAGGAGATTCCGTCGAGAATGAAACGTCTTGACGATGCTGGCAAGACGTTCTATGAGTATTGCGAGGAGCGCGCGGAGGTGCGCCAGTACGGACGCATGGATGATACGTGCAAGCGTTATGACCGATTCTTGAGGTGGTTTCGAGATTGGGGCGGCATCAAGAGCTTTGCAGATGTTACGGAGCGTAATATCCTCCTGATGGACGAGGCTTTGAAGAAGAAAGGCATGTGCAACTACTCAAAATGGAACAACTACCACCGCTTCCTCAACTCTTTCATCCTCGATGCCATCAGTGAGGGGTATCTGAGACGGAATCCGTATAAATGGGTGCATATTGTGAAGGACAAGGTGAGCCACGGTCTGCACAAATACCTCACCAAGGACGAACTTCACGCCATAGAGACCGCCAGAATGGGGACGGAGAGCCTTGACCGGGTGCGCGACCTGTTCGTATTCCAAGCATGCACATGCCTTTCGTATAAGGATCTTGCAGCCTTTGACGTGAGGAAGGTAAGAGAAGAGAACGGCCGGATGATGTACACGGGCAAGCGTGGAAAGACCGGGGTGGAGTTCACTTTCATGCTCTTGAAGCCCGCCTTGGCTGTCTTGAAGAAGTACGGGGGCAAGTTGCCGCTGCTCAGCAATGTGAAGTATAACGAATATTTGAAGGTGGTTGCTCAGACGGCCGGGGTGGACAAGCCTATCACGACGCACTGGGCACGGCATACTGGGGCGACGATGCTGCTCAATGCCGGGGTTGACATGGAGACCGTGGCAAAGATATTGGGGCACTCCTCGACACGCATCACGAGAAGTACCTATGCCAAGCTGCTCGATGATACAGTGGGCAGGGAAATGGAAAAGGCAGAAGAAGAAGAGCGGTAAAGAGGGGCGGCTTGGCCGATACTGGCCTTAGCCGCTGCATAGCAGCGGCCTACGGAACGGATGACACGATGGCTTCGTCGCCCTGAAGGGCGACGCACAGAACCACAAGGGCCGGAGCATGAACGGAGCATGAACGGGACATGGAATGATGGAAGGCTTGATGGTTGATGTTCGCATGGAATCATGGGAGCTATTTGCTCTTGCGCTTGCGCATGTCGTCCTCGAACTCGGTGCCCATGGACTGCGCCTCGTCGAAGAGGGAGCGGATGTCGGCCTCGATGGTCATTTCTTCCGCCCCGCAGCCCACGGGACGGAATGGCTCGGGGGTGGCGAGCTCTGTGGAGCGGTTGGGGTATGCCGCGCGGTTGAGTACGGTATGGGATATGTGGATGAGGGCATCACGCATGAGCTCGGAGATGGTGGCATATCCTCCGCGCTTGGCTACGGCTTCAAGGAGCATGAAGTCTGGCTGCGATATTCTGCATGATACTCTGACCGTCTTGTTGTCTCGATTGCTCATTTCTTCTTGATGACTGATGTTAAAGGTTATGTTATCGCTCATAAGCGCTCATGAGGCCGAGCGTCATGAGGAGCGTGATGGCCCCGTCGATTTTTCGGAACTGCGAGACCTTGATTGGCTTCTTGTTCTCGAGCCGGTCCTCATCAATGACGCAGTTGCAGAGACAATATGCGTTTATGGGGTTGTTGTTGAGAACAATGCCCACGGGATCGCCCCATGCAAGCAGCTCGAAGGCCTCAACGGGGAGGTTGAAAGAGCCGTAGGTCTGCGAATAAGGCATGAGCACTCCCCGGAATCCCGCCGATGAGAGGATGTTGACCAGCTCACGTGACTTGTAAGCGTCGTACCCCACACGTATGACGTGCAGTTTCTTCGCGTTGCTGATGATGTCGGAGGCTATCTGCCTCATATCTATGATGTCGCCCTTGCAGAATTTGAGGTCGCCCTGCTCGTGCCATTGCCGGTATATCGTCTCGTTGGGATGACCTTTGAGTGCCCCATCTGGGAAATAGTAGTCAGTGTGTGTGTAGAATTTCTTGTCGGTCTTGCTCCATACTGTGTATGAGACCGCCGAGAAGTCATCATGTACCGAGAGGTCGAATGCTATTGCGCAGTCGAGGCGTGGCGTGCCCCTGCTGGGAGCCGGAGCCTGTAACACTGCCTCCAGCGGTGAGTCTCCCTTGTCGAGAAGCTCGTTGGCCTTGTCGTAGTCCATCCATGTGCGCGTCGTGTTGACGGTGAAGACGTTCAGCATCTTCGTGCGGAAGTTGAGCATATTCTCCTCGGAAAGCTGCGCCGTCTTCCACTCGTTCTCATAGTAGTCGGGCTGGACGGTCACGCCTATGTGCGGCTGCACCTTCCGCCATGTGCGCGGGTCTCCATCCTCATCGTCGGGGTCGGGCATGAAAAGGGATGCGAACATGCGGTCATCCTCCATCTCTCCCCGGAGCACCCTCATCACGCCGTCGAGCTCATGTTTGAACGGTCCGTCTACGACCTCCGAGGCAGTTGTAATGACCACTGTGAGCGGTTCCTTGCGTGTACCCATGGATGACGTGAGCGTGTTTTTGAGCTTCGCTCCCGGCTTGTTGGCGGTATCTCTTGCCTGCGAGTACTCGTCGATGATTACCGTGGATGCTTTCAGACCGTCACGCGTGCGTGCGTTGGCGGCCAGGCACTCGATGAAACTCTCGTGCCCCGGTGCAAGCCATTTGATGAGCTCCCGGTTGACCTTGAAATGGCGGCATGACGGGTCTATGGCCTGTATGATGCCCTGTATCTCGGTGAAGCATATCTTTGCCTGCCTGTAGCTGTTGGCTCCGACGTAGACCTCTGCGTTGTTGTCTCCGAAGAACAGGTCGTAGATGGCGAGCGATGCGACGGAGGTCGTTTTGCCGAATTTTCGGGGCACGAACAGATAGAAGTTGCGGCAAAGCCTCCGGCCATTAGCGTCCTGGAAGCCGAAGACGTTTGCGAACTGGAAGGCCTGCACCGGCGTGAGCCTGTAACACTGCCTTCCGTTGGGTCCGTCGAATTTCAGATGCTCGTAGAACTTGAAGAACTTTCTGACCTTCTTCTTGTTCCAAGCATATTTTGTGAGCATCTTTATGGAGCGTGTTATGCCGAGGATCTCGTAGAGGTTGTGTGCATCGGGGTCGTTGCATACGGAGAGGATGTAATCGACGATGCGTCCGTCCGTATCAATGAGCAGCTTCCATACCGGGGTGCCGTCGAAAGCTTTCATGTCATGGTCATCGACGAGCGCCTTCAGTTCCTTGGCAGCCTTGTCTTTGAGTGCGTACCATTGTCTTTTCTCTTCTATGTCCATAGGCTAATCATTGTCGTCGTCCTTGAAAGCGTCCATGAAGTCTTGCAGGCTGTCATCTCCGTTTTCAATTTTCTGCTTAGAATCGGTATTCATGCCCAGTGCGGCGAGTGCCCTCTGTGCCTGGCGTAGCGTCTCAGCGTGCAGCCGTTCGAGGGGGTTCACGGCTCGTCTCTCGTGTCCCTCACGGCTGTATTCTACCGTGATGGACTTATAGCCGGGAGCAGCCATTTCCTCGCTCTGTTGCTCAGCCCTAACAAGTAGACGCGCGGTAATTTCCACCTGATAGGTCATTTCCGCTGCAAATTTGCCGTTATCCTTGAGCAGCTTGATGATATACCGTTTCTTTGACGAGACCTTTTTCTCGATAGCCTTTGCGCCATCTTTTGCGTTGTTCTGCGCCTTTGGAGCCTCATTTTGCTGCTGCACGGGAGCCAGCTGATGACCGTTGTCGACGGCGCGCTCGGAATATCCGCGGCTCTTTCCTTTCGTCTTCAAATAGAAGATGATGGCTGTGGTGTCCCCGTCGTCGATCTTGCTCAGGAGCTTGCTCTCTACCTTGTCTATCTGCCCCTCGTTGACCTCATCGTACTTCGCCTTGAAGTCGGAATCTCCGTCACGCCAGCGGTAGAACATGGCACGCGTGATGCCGCACGCATCGCACGCCGTCTGAATGATGCCCTTCGACGCTTTCAGCGCTGAGAGGAACGACAACTTTTTCTGTGCCTCCTCATCGGGCGAGAACTTCTTCTGTCTGCTCATCTTTGTTGTTGTTAATACCGAATTTGTTGCAGAAAGCCGTGAGTCGAGCCGTGTTTTTCTTCTTTGCCGCCTTCTTGCTACCGCTGCGTCCGAGCATCTGGTGCTCTTTGACGTGGCAGGCGTGGCACAGTGCCCTGAGATTGTGGAAGTCGAACATCCTCTTCTCACGCTCCGCCCTGCTCATTGCGTCATCGACCGGGTAGACATGATGTACCTCCGTTGCCGATACGAACTTGTCGTGTTCAAGACAGTCCTCGCACAACGGGTTCTGTGCGAGCTTCGCCCTCCGCAGCTTCTGCCAAACGGCGGAATGAATCCAACGCTCGTATTCCGGGCTATGATTCTGGCCTATCATTGCCTTGCTGCTCTATTACTGCCCTGCCCTTGAAATAGAGGACGGCGAGCGATGACAAGGCTGCCGTGAGCAACGCTGCCACCGTCAGGGCGAGGGCAGGATGGACGAGGCTGCACAGCCATACGATGCCGACGATGAAAAAGACGACGGAGATGATAAGGAGGATTTCCATGAAAACCTCGCAGTCGGAATAACGCTGCTGACGCTTGTTGTTGAAAATGGATATGCGCATAAGAAGAATGATTATAAGATTTTCGATTGAAGATTTGGAACGATATATCTTTGACAAAGATACGAAAAAAGTAGCTGAAAAACAAGCGGTTGGGGAATTTTTTTTTGCCACTGCACGTCAGCGTCGTACAGAACGGGGCACAATCTTCCACGCATAAATACGAGGCGAGAGCCTTGCCTGCTTTACGGGCGGCTCCGATATGCTTTTGTTTTCCTTATTTATGAATATGGGCAACAGGTTATACCATGATAAGCGGCCGAGGGAGCGCAGGCTCATTCCGAGAGAACACTACTGCCACAGAGACGGCGAGCGCGGATGGAAGCCCAAGCAGGCATTCGAGAACGAGGCGAACGCGGACAACTACATCGAGAGCCACCGCTACTTCCGCGACAATGGGTATCACCCATATCAATGCACCTGGTGCGGCAAATGGCACATCGGGCGCATAAGTGAGAACGAATAAAGTAAAGAAACGGTATTGAGCATATTCTCTAACATAGGCAAAGGCTTCCGCCATGAGATGCGTGTCATGCGTCGGGACAGCAGCGATACCCTGCCATCAGGCTCGGGGCCTCGCTACGGTTCTCCATTGCAGATCACGGGAGGCACAGATTACATGGCCGTGGCAACTGTCTACCGGTGCGTGAGCGTACTGTCTGACAGTGTTGCCGGTCTCCCTCTTCATTACATGCTCCACAAGGGCGGACGGTACGCCATCGCTGACAACTCGCCGATGGAGTACATGCTGTCCGTAGAGCCTACGCCGATGATGTCGTCTTATACCATGTGGTCGATGGCGGTAAAGGACATGCTTCTTTGGGGCAACGCATACATATACCCGCGCAAGGTTGACGGGGAGATCACCGACCTCGTATTGTGCCGGCCGTGGCTCGTGAGCTATGACGACCTCAACGACCTTTACACCATCCATGATGCCTACAACGGCGTGGACGGTACGTTCGGTGAGAGTGAGATTATCCATCTCTTCCTTCACTCGCACAACGGCAAGCGCGGCATCAGTGTCCTTGAACACGCCCGCCGCACCATCGAGATAGCGACCGCCGGAGACGGTGAGACCGCGAGCCGGTTCTCAAACGGAGGCAACGTGAAGGCCTTCGTAACGAACGACAAGAACGGTGTTACCGGCTACGGGGAGTATCAGGACGACCAGCTGAGCACCCTGGCCGACGATCTCGACCAGCGCATCAAAGGGCGCAACTTCGTCAGTCTTCCCGGACAAGTGGACGTGAAGACGGTGAGCATGAGCTCCGCCGATATGCAGTTTCTTGAGAGCCGGAAGTTCACGGTCATCGAGATCTGCCGATTCTTCGGTGTCGAGCCGTCGTTTGTGTTCGCGGACACCTCGACGAACTACAAGAGCGCGGAGAATGCCAACCGTAACTACCTCGTCAACACGCAGGACCCGATACTGAAGCGCATCGAGGCAGAGCTGAACCGCAAGCTCATCGGCAGGCAGGGTGTCGGCAAGGCCAAGATTATGTATGACCGCAGCGGCGTGTACTCCCTCGACCTCCAGAGCAAGGCCAACTACTACAAGACCATGGAGGAGATTGGGGCGATGAGCGCCAACGACATCCGGCAGATGGAAAACATGCCGTCGACGGACGGAGGCGACACAGCCTTGGTGAGCGCGAACCTCGTACCGTTGAAGAGCGGCAAGCTGTGGGGCACCGCCCCCAATCAGAAGCCGGAGAAAGGACGATAGTCGATTTTGTCTGACAAAAACGGATGACGAGAGTTAAAATAACATAACGGAAACATAAAATAAATTAAAACGATATGGAACACAAAATAACGGCAAAGATGATACGCAGGGAGGCCAGCTTTCAGGCAGGCCTCCACGTCCGCGAGTCAGAGGGCGGTTCCGAGAGCCGTACCATTGAGGGCTACGTGCTGAAGTTCGGTGTCCGCAGCGTTCTGTTGCACGACTGGTGGAACCCTTATTATGAGATCCTCGAGCCGGGCTGCGTGACGCGTGAGATGCTTGACAAGTGCAACATTCCGCTGACCATGTTCCACGACCGCGAGTTGGTCATAGCCCGCTCGAAGAACGGAAGGGGCACGCTAAGCTATACCGTTGACGGCTTGGGTACGCAGTTCAATGCCGACGTAGCCCGCACCGCTGACGGCGACAAGGCTCTTGAGCTTGCCCGCAGAGGTGACCTCGACGGCTGCTCATTCGTGTACTCCACGGACGAGATGGACCCGGATGCCGTGACCTACGAGGCATCTGGAGAAAAAGACGCTGACGGTAACGACATTCTTCTGCGTCACGTGTGGAGGATAGACAGTATCACTGACTTCACACTCACCGGCAATGCCGCTTACGAGCAGACGGAGTGCGTGGCTCGCGAGGCTCCCGACGGCTATACCTTCGACCGCACCGCAATGAAGATGGTGCGTGAGGCAGCAGAGAACAAGCTGCGCGAGGAGGAAGCCGCACAACAGGCAGCAGCGAAGAAGCGCGAGGCCTTGAAGCGCGAGCAGGTGACGCGACTGCGCATAGCAGCAGACACACTGAGAGAGTTCATCAATTATTAACCACTAAATATATTTAGAAATGGAAAAGAAAGTATTTGATTTCCGTGCGGCATACGACCGCCTTGAGGCTATCGGCAAGCGCCGTGAGGAGCTGGCAGAAGGTCTTGAAAAAGACAAGGAGCGTGAGAGCTACACCGACGCTGAGAAGGCAGAAATTCGCAGTCTTGAGCGCGAGCAGCAGATTCTCGACATGAAGATCAAGGCCAACACCGCCTTCCTTGGAAAGGTACGTGAGGACAACGTGCAGGACATGAATCAGAAGATGCGTGAGGCCATCAGCAACGGCCAGCGTTTCGAGATGACCATTGCGCGCAGCATGATCAAGCGTGACGCTTTCGGCGGCAACACGTCCGGCTACGCAGCCCCCGGTCTGACAGGCACCAACCCGTTCTCCATCACTACGGGTCAGATTGTCGAGCCACTGTGGGCAAACACCATCCTCCAGACACTCGGTCAGCCTCTGCTCACCGGTTTGAAGGGTAACTATCAGTGGCCGGTTGTCGAGGCTTTCGAGGCAACCATTAACGACGAGGGTGTTGCTCTTGGTGACTCCAAGATCCCATTGAGCAAGCTCATCGCCCGTCCTGAGCGAGTTGGCATCGCCGTGCCCATCACCCGTGAGACCATCACCGAGACCGACGGTCTTATCCAGACAGTAGCTACAGAGTATATCCCGAAGGCCGTGGCCGCTCTTGTCAACAAGGTTGAGTTCTCTCTGACTAAGCTGAAAAAGTATGCTAACGGCAAGGTGACCGCTAACGACGCCACCAACCTTGTAGGCCCGTTTGTAGGTGCCATGACCGCCACAACCTACACCGGCGACGCTCCTTCGCTGAAGGACATCCTCGCCCTGAAGAGCGCCGTGCTGTCCAAGAACATCATGCCTGAGGGTCTCGCTTACGTTATGACCGAGACAACCAAGGGGCTGCTCGAGGCAACACCGAAATGGAATGGCAGTAATCAGGCTATTGTCGACGAGAACGGCAAGATCAACGGCGTGCCCGTGTTCACTACGAGCTACGCACAGGAGGGTGCCGTGTACTTCGGTGCGTTCAAGTATGCGCCAATGGGCTTATTCGGCGACATGAACATCATCGTCGATCCTTACTCCCAGGCACGCAAGAACGCCATCGACTTCGTTCTCAACGTAGATTTCGCCATCACCGTTCTTCGTCAGGAGGCATTCGCTATCCTCACCAAGAAGGTCGGCGCTTAACAAGTATAAAAGCAAGAGATAAAGGTTATGAGCATAGTCAGCACTGAATATCTGAAACAGCACACGCGTTTTGACGAGGGCATCGACGACGAGTCCTACCTTCGCCAAGAGGGCGACAACGCCGAGGCTTTCGTTGCCCGTGCGTGCCAGTGGAAAGACAAGGCAGCTTTCCAAGCAGCCATCAGCGAGGGCGGGGAGCTTCATAACCTCTATCTCCAGACAGTGTGTATGCTGACGGACTACTGGATCACTACGACCCGCAGTGCCGGTACGATGCAGCAGATTCATGTAGCACCCTTGGGCGTGACCGCACTTATCGCACAGATGCGCGAACTCGTCCATACCAATGGCTGAAGGCTATGATTGTGACAAGTCAGATGGACAGCATTATCAAGGTACAGGATGCCGTCAGAACGGCTGATACGTACGGAGAGATGCGCGAGACATGGGAGGACACCATACCCCGCATGCACGCCCATGTGACGTACAAGAGCCAGGGCGTGAACTCCGGCGACGGCGACACCGCCCCCTCTGGTGAGTGTACGTTTGTGGTCCGATATACTGACAAAATCAAGGTCGGCAGCCGTATCGTATGGGAAGACCGCACGTATCTCGTGAGAAAAGACCCTCGGAGGTATAAGAGCCGCGGCTATGTGGAGGCGGACGCACAACTCATAAACATGTAAGCAGATGGACGGTATCAAGGTAAAGAAGCGCACGGCTCTGTCAGCCGGTGAGGCAGTGGCAGGATGTCTGAGGACTGTGTTCGGTAGTGCCATCAATGGTGTTTTCCCCGACAAGGCCCGTACGAACATCAATCTGCCCTACATCATCTACCAGGTAGACGGAGACATGGAGACGAACGACAAGAGCCGCTCGTCGTTCCTCGACTCCTGCACCGTGACCCTCCACTGCTTCGCCACCCATTACGGGGATGCCGTGGACATGGCAGAGGTGTGCCGCGCAGCTCTGAGCGGAAGCACGATTACCCACACCTTCGGAGACGGCAGTACGATCAAGATAGACTGCTCGAAGATCACCGGTTTCGGCGGTGACGTGGACTCGGACTGCTACGACCGGGTAGTGAGCATCAATTGTCGGGTGTGCTGACATGTAGCATACATAATTAACAACAACAAATAAAGAATACAACTATGGCAGACGGAACAACAACAACCGTAAAGAACGGATATGTCAATGGCTCGGACATGCTGCTCTATATCGGTGAGAAGGCTATCGGTCACTGCACCTCGCACACCACGACCTTCGATACCGAGACCAAGGAAAGAGCCGTGAAGCCTGAGGCCAGCAAGAAGCTGTCGGCAGGACTGTGGAAGAGCACCGGTGTCACCGGGCTCTCCATCACGATCTCCTTTGAGGGTCTTGCTTTCTACAATGAGACGGAGTTCGGACCAAAGGAGCTCCTTGCGACTTGGAAGGCCGGCAAGTCGGTAAAGGTCAAGTGCATGGAGCGCGAGGCCACGACTCCTTATCTGAGCGGTGCGTTCGTGCTCACCCAGGTGGAGGAAGAAGCCCCCGCCAATGACGACACGACCTTCAAGGGCACGCTCAAGAACGACGGCGAGCCGGACTCTATCGACGAGACACAGATTACCGAGACGGCAGCGTAATTACTTTCTATAATTTGTCATACTATCCAGGGGCGGAGCGGCATAACACCGCCTCGCCCCTCTTTCTTTTCGGCCTTTGCCGCTGCACAGCAGATGGGCGGGAATACAAACATAGACAATAACTAACAATAAACAGATATGAAAACAGTAAAGATAAAAATTGAGAACAAAGAATACCCCATGCGTGCTACCATGGGCGCCATGGACATCTTCAAAAAGGAGACTGGCAAGGACCCGTCGGAGATGAATCAGGAGAGCCCCGTGGACATGACGGCCTTCATCTATGGATGCGTGAAGAGCGCGTGCCGCAAGGACAAGGTTGACTTTCCTTACAGTCTCGACGAGTTTATGGACTCCGTGGATGTGGAGACCATCCTCTCATGGAGCGATGAGCTGAGCCGTCTGACGGACAACGGAGGCGGTGAGTCAAAAAAAAAGGCAAAGTAGCGACTTTCTCAGAGCTCTTCGGCTACGGGGTCGGCGTGATGGGCTTGTCGGTGGATGACTTCCTCGGCATGGACACGGACGAGTTTGACGCTGCCTCCAAGGCCTTCGGAGAGCATGAGGACATGCTTGAGCGCGAGCGGTGGGAGCGTATGCGACTGTTGGGTCTGATGACCGTGCAGCCATGGTCCAAGAAGAAGCTGACGGCAGAGAAGCTTCTACCGCTGCCATGGGATGTGAAAGACGGCACTCCAAAGGACATCACACAGAACCACACGGAACATGACGGGACGCGGCTGAGCAAGGCGGCACACCGTGCTCGAGCTGAGGAGATGCGGAAACTGTTGGGAGAAAGATATTAAAGAAAGGCTATGAGCAATACGACATACAATGACCCCTCACAATACAAGGGCAAGGAGTGGAACGAGCTGCTCCAGTGCTTTAATAAGCGCGACCTGAAAGCGTCGCTGAAGGGAGCCTACAGAAAGACGGGCAACGAGATTCTCACCATTGCCCGTCAACGGCTGATGTCGAGCGGCATAGCGCACGCCTCAAAGCTGAAAAAGGGAATCCGGCTGCGTGTCTATCCGAGAGGCGGCGGCTTCATGATCACCGTGAAGCCTCACGGCAAGCAGGGTTTTCACGTGAACAGGTTCGGACTGGAGAAGCCAGTCCTGATGTGGGCCGAGGAGGGGACGAAAGAACGCATGCTCCGGCATCTCCCAAGCGACGGCAAGCGTGTGGTGAGGATAGATGGAAAGTATAGGACGGTAGGTGCGTTCACTGGGAAGATGCCCGCCTATCATTTTCTCGACGGCGTTTATGAGCGGGGCGTTCAGATTCTCAATAGAGACATTCCCTCAAACCTCGAAGACAGCGTGATGAGAAGGGCAGGCAGGTTAGGATGGACTTAAAGGCCGTCGTAACTGCAGGATCCGCGACCGTCTTTTTCTGTTATGACAACGACGACGTGAAGGATGCCTCCAACGAACAGTGCGACAAGAGCCTCCACAAAACGGCTTGCCACAAGGAAAAACAAAGCCATTGCCGCAAATATGATGCAAAGAACGGTGACTATCTTTCTAAAGGTTTCCATGCTCTGCTTGTTTTGGTTTTATCTATTGGCAAAAATAAACATTAAAGCGATACAACGATGTCAAAGGGCGTAAAGTTTAACGTAATTTTATCAATCAACGGCAAGGATGTCGTTGTACAGTGCAAGCAAGGCGTTCAGGAGCTTGGCAAGGCCTTGGGCACCATTCCCGACAAGGCCGAGCAAGGTCGCCGGACTATTCTCAAATGGGCCGGCATCTCAACGTTGTACAATAACCTCTACAACGGCCTGCAACAACTTACCGGTGCCATGCAGCCGTTCATTGCCAAGAGCAATGCGGCTACGGAGGCACAGACCAAGCTCACGACGGTGATGCGCCAGCGCATGCACGCCACGGAAGCCGACACGGAAGCGGTGAACAAGGCCATATCTGCCCAGACGAAACTTGGCGTTGTGGGTGGTACGGTGCAAAGGAGTGGCTTGCAGCAGCTGGCCACTTTCGCGAGTCAGCGCAGCACTCTGCTGACGTTGTTGCCCGCGATGAATAGCCTCGTTGTCCAGCAGCGTGGTTTAGGAGCTACGGGCGAGGATGCGGTAGGCATTGCCAACCTCATGGGCAAGGCATTGATGGGAAACGCTACGGCCATGAAACGTGTAGGCATCACTCTCTCCGATTCTCAAACCGAGATGATCAAGTACGGCAACGAGAGCGAGCGTGCCAAGGCCATTGCGGAAGCCATCACGGACAATGTAGGCAACATGAATGCCGAGATGGCCAAGACAGATGCCGGTAAGGCTAAACAGCTTGCCAACGCCTTTGGCGGATTGCAGGTAAAGGTTGGCCGCTTCTTCAGCGAATATCAGTCTTACATTGCCGCTATCGGTCAGATAGGCATGGCGGTAACGGCCATTGGCACGGTTGGCAGTGCTCTTCGCGGGCTTGTTGGTCGTCTTGGACTTGTGACCATTGCCACAAACTCTTTCCGTTTCGTTGTTTCCGGCTTGAAGAGTGTTCTTGCCGCTGCCCGCATAGCCACCGTAGAGATGGCCGTCGCCGAGCAGCTCGAGGGCAAGGGAGCTTTGGCCGCCGCCGTCAGCACCACGATTTTCAAAACGGCCATAAGGGGCTTGATGATTGCAACGGGCGTAGGAGCTGCCATCGCGCTCCTCACCATTGGCATTGAAGCACTCGTAAACTGGCTGGACAAATCGAACGATTCATCCGAGGTCGCAGCTTCCGGCATGAAGAAGACCGCCACGGCAGCAGAGCAGGCGAAGTCGAGGATGGACGACCTCGCAGCCAACGGAGCCGCTCCGCTCATCTCGAAGTATGAAGAACTGAGAAAGAAATGGCAGGCACTGACCGACGACAAGAAACGTCTGAAGTTTATCAGCGACTCAGCCGATGCCTTTCACTCTTTAGGTGTCAGGATAGGTTCTGTCAGTGAGGCGGAGGATTTCCTTGTCAAGAGCACGGACAAGGTAAGGCAAGCTTTGTACGCCCGTGCGGAGGCAGCCGCTGCCGCCCAGGTTGCGCAGGAGGAATACGAAAAAGCACTTAGGGCAGACCAATCCGCCAAAGACGAGGAGGGAAAGGCCAGACATCGTTCTCTTCAAAAAGCAGCCGATGCAGACCCAAACACTTTGTTCCGCGTTAAAGGGGTAAAGACCCCCATGACGGCCCACGAATACTCAGAGGGTATCAGGAGCGGGAAGATCAAGGCCACGAGCGCCCGGTCTTATAATGCCAGGCAGGATGCGGCTCAGCACCGACGCACGGCACAATCGCTTCTGAACTACTCAGAGCAGAAGAGCCGTCAGGCGAGCATGGGCCTGGCAAAATACTCAAGCGGAAAGCAGTATCGCGCTTCCACGGGTACCGGCACCCAAACAGGGCATACTGGTACTTCCGGGGACAAAGGCTCTGCCTCTACAGACAAGAAAGCACTCCTTGGTTCTCTCGACTGGTATGACCAGCAAATGAGCGCTCTCCGCAAAAAGATATACGCCACAAATGACGCAAGTGTCGCCAAAGGCTTGCAGAAGCAGTACAAGGAACTTGAGCAGAAATCGAAAGACCTGAAGATAAGGGTCGGCATTGAGAAGCCCGACAATGAGGTGAAGAGCTACATCGAGCAGCTTCAGGACAAGCTCAAGGCGGCTCAGAAGCAGATGGACAACGCCACGACCATTGAGGCGAGGGTGGCCGCTTCTGCCAAGGTTGACGACCTGCAACATCAGATAGACGTTGCGACGAAAGGAGAGGTGACCATCTCAGCCGAGGTCGAGCCGTCGTATATCGTCAAGGGGTCTGAGGCCGACAAGCTTCAAAGCTACCATAACGCGCAGAACAACGGGCAGAACGTCCAAAGTCTGCTGGACTCCGGCATCATCGACGAGGCGGAGGCCAAGCGGAGGATAGAGAATATCAACAAGCAGCTCAGGAAACTTGGCGTGAAGCCTATCACGATAGAGTTCAAGAAGACAGCCATCGACCAGGCCAAGGAGAGCATCAAGGAACTCACTCAGAGCTTTGGCGGCAACCAGTTCGGTTCCAACATCCTGCAAGTTGTCAAGGCTTTCAAGGATGTCGCCAAGGCTGCAAAGGAATCGAAGAAAGACACGACTGGCGCAGGCAAGACCTTCAACGCCACCGGGAACTATGCGGCGGCAGCTGGCGCCGGTCTCGCCACCATGGGGCAGGGACTTGAGCAGCTTGGCGGTCAGGGTGCCGCTGCCAAGGCAGGCGCGGTGATGGCCGCCATCGGTCAGATTCTCCTTGGCTTCGCCACCTACACGGCAGAGAGCGCGGAGCTTGGCCCATGGGGATGGGTAGCAGCCGTGGCGAGCGGACTTGGCATCGTGGCCAGCACCATCGCTACCTTGAAAGGCTATGCGACGGGCGGCGTGCTTACCGGCCCGACATCGAGCGGTGACAAGTTGCTTTTCCGCGGCAATGCCGGTGAGATGATCTTCAACACCGCCCAGCAACGGAGACTCTATGCCATTGCCAACGGCAACTACCTGCCACGGCTTCCGCAGATGCAGGCCGTTAGGCCTCAGGTAGGGGCTATCGGGGACGCGTCGCAGGTGATGACAATCAACGTACGCGGCAAGCTCAAGGGCAACGACATGGAGCTCATGGGCAGCAACACGCGGTCGCTTGGAGCGAAGATAGGCAAACGTTGGGCATAAACAGGTGCGTGCTATGCACGTGCTTACGCAACAAAAACAGCAATAAAGATGAAAATAGAAGGCAGTTACGTAAACAAGAAAGGGGACACCGTGACAGTGGAGATAACCATCCCGGGGTCTACGGCCAATGACATTGCCATTGAGCCGGACGGAGTGCTGGAGTTCGCGGCTGATGACACTGTGACGATAGACAGCGGCGTGAACGACTCGCTGGACGTGTGCCAGCAGCACTCGTGTACGATAGCACTGCACGCCGCCACTTATGTTTCAGACCTTTTTACAAGTGAATATAAGGACGGGAAAGTGGAGGTAAGCGTCAACGGGGCTTGCGTGTTCAGCGGCTGGTTGGAGCCGAGGACGCTGACACAGCCTTTCAACGATGTTTACGATGATTTGTCCCTGCAATGCGTGGACTCGCTCTCTGCCATGCAGTACAGCAACTATAAGGACGTGAACAACACGACGACCTATACGGCGGAAGCGGAGAAGGCTGGCATGCGGACGTTCAAGGACTTGCTTACGGAGGCACTCAGCAAGGGCACGGACGGAGGAAGCTATAACGTGTGGTGGGACTCGTCGAGAGCAACGGAGACAACGGATGGGAACGTGTTTGACGATCTGAGGGTAAGCGACATGGCGTTCCTCGGTGAGAGTGCTGACGATACCGTCACCTATCTCGACGTTGCGGAGGCGGTGCTTAAATATCTGGACTTGCATATCGTGCAATATGGCCGTGACTTCTATGTATTCTCGTGGGACACGATGCGTGCCGGGACGACCTCGTGGTCTTTACTCATTTCGTCCGGTGAAGGAGTAAGCCAGTCGGCACAACTGCCAGGTTGTACCGGCGTATCGACGGCGCTGTCTGCCTCCAACGTCGAGGACACGGACACCCAGATAGACGTTCAGGAGATATTCAACCAGCTCTGCCTTACGGTCAGCCCCAAAGGCTCGGACACCGCTCTGCGGTCTCCCCTGGACTCCACGGGGAAAATCCCCGCCATGGGTGCGAGACAATATTACTGCACCGAGTATGCTGCAGACGGGGAGGGTGTGAAAGCCGCAAGAGCGTTCTTCTCGCTCGTGAAAAACCACACGGACAACGGCTTCGACTCCCAGGTGTGGAAAGACTACCTCGTGAGGGTTATGCGGAATGTGTACTGGAAGATCGGGAGCGGCAGCGGTGTAGGGACGGCTGTCACGGACTGGGCTACGGATGAGGGCTTCATCTATCCTGAGGATGTAACGGACAAGCTCGGCAGCAGCCTCGGGGCTCTGCTGCTGCAGGTCGGAAGCGTAGACCACAAGCCAGGCACGGGCGACACGAGCAAGCAGAGCTCCATCGGCATGACCGACGAACTCGTGATTTCCGTCAACGGCAACGGCAATGACACGTCGCCATACCCTACGGACACGGACATACAGCAGTCCATGCCACTCATGAGCTACGTTGGCGGTGACGCAACGTCATCTTACTCTCCCAATGTGGCTGACGGAACCGACGGCAGCTATCACAACTACCTTGTGATAGACGGCACGATAGCTCTCGCTCCCTTGATGCCCACCGCGTTCGAGGTGGAGAAGGTGCGCAAGTATGCGAATGACTCCGATTTCACGGACAGGTACGCCTACGAGAACGGTTATTCTCCCATTCCTGGCATTCTTAACAAGGAGCTTCCGAACATATCCGCGAGCCGTGTGAACGGGGACGGCCGCTATCTCGCCTTCGAATGGTGGAAGCAGGGCAAGCAGACTGGCACGAGGAAAGGATGGATACCTTATACCGAGGACGGTGCCCAGCAGTATGAGTACAAGACGGAAAGCGGCAAGGACGAGGTGGACAAGGTTGACATTCTGTGGTGCATGCTGAGAATCGGTAACAAGGTGCTCGTGGAGGACAAGGCCGGGAACGGGTCTGTAGGCGCTTTTTCCTGGCAGACCTACAAGGAGCTGTCTGAGTGCGCCGATACGGATGAGTACCTGGAGCAGACTTTCACGATTGGCATTAACCCCAAGATTGGTGACAAGCTGATTGGGCAGGACTTCGACATCGGAACGAACTTCGACTATACGACGAACATAGACGCGGAGAAAGGCATGGCCATTCCTCTCCCCTACGACGCAAAACTGCATGGGAGCATGACGTTCCAAGTGCTGGGCATCGACAACCCGGCGCTGACGATGGATGAGATCATGGATCAGCTCGTCGATGTGAACACGCTGGCAAAGTAACCGGCAGGGAGGCTTTCGATGACGACGAAACTGACAAAAAAAGAGATGCAGCGCATGGACAAGCTCCGCAAGGACGTGCTGCGCGAAGGGCATCTGGTCACGCTGCGCGATATCTACGACCGCGCGTACCGCCACTTCGGCGACAGGCTCGCGGTCGTGGAGAAGGTCGCCGGCGAAAACGTCTCCTACACGCTGGGACAGCTCGTGTCGAATATCAACGCCGTCGGAACGGCGCTCATCGATCTGGGCTTCAAGGGCAGCCACATCGCCCTGCTGGGCGAGAACAGCTACGAATGGATCGTGTCGTTCTTCGCGATCTCCTGCGGCGTCGGCGTGGCCGTCCCGCTGGATAAGGAGCTC